GGTGGTGCATCAAATGTGGTTTCTTATACTCAAGCAACGGCATATGAATATCAAAAAGTGGTAACAACCATTGATAGTTCAACACAAACAACTGTTATTAAAACAGTAGCAATCGATGAGACCACATATCTTCAATTGATACCATCGTCAACTGTACAAACATTTCCAAATGGTTCAACAGTAACTTATAATGTATCTAAAAATGCGTTATCAATTTATGATTATGAAAATCAGTTAAATGAATCAAAACGAAACATTAATCTGATTAATAAAAATTATGCAAGTCAAATGGAATCACAATTTAAATCCTTGGTGAAAGTATAATGTCGTTAGATACAAAATATCTTCGTTATCCTACCGATTATAATTTAGTAACTTTAAACTTAATAACATCACTACAAGATGGTATTGTTAATTTAAAGCCGTTCATGCTCGAATTGAATTTGTTTGAAGATATTTACAGTTCTACCATTTCAGGTGAAGTGGTTCTCTCCGATGCTTTAGGACTTATATCAAGTTATTTGTTAAATGGTACAGAATTTATTCAGGTACAATTACAAAAGACTACACAAGATCCAGATGTTCTTTCTCGTAATTATAGAGTATATAAGATTGGCAAGAGAGTAACTTCTGATAGTAATAACTATGAAGTTTATGTTCTTAATTTTATTTCTGAAGAATTTTTAATCTCAGAACAAAATCGTTTATCAAAATCATATCCTGGTCAACAAATAGATTTTATCATTAATGATATTCTTACCACTTATATACAAACAAGTAAGAATGTAACTATTGACCCAACTCTTGGTACATACAACTTCGTTTTACCAAACAAAAAACTATTTGAAACAATTAATTGGTTATCAACATACGCATTGCCTGATGGGCAAGAAGGTGCCGATATGTTGTTCTTTGAAAATAGTACTGGTTACTTTTTAAAATCTTTACAGAATCTTTTCTCACAATCTGCGTATCAGACTTATAAGTATGATCCTAAAAATATTGATGAAACTGATATGAACCAAAGGTTGACTAATGCTTTAGAGTTTGAAGTATTAGATTTTTTTGATACTTTGGCGGCCACAACAAATGGTACTTTTGCAAATAAGGTAATTACAATTGATCCATTGTTACGACAAGTGAATAGAGTTGATGGTATTTTTGATTACAGTCAATATGCTGGTGCCATGTTAAATGGTAGTGCTTTGACAAATATAACAAATGGTTATCAAAACCGTTTAGGTCAAACAATGTATGAAACAAATCGTGATGTTCCGTCAGGATTGGAAGTTGGTGCTTTAAGATTGGCATCTTCTAATGCAAGCGAAAAGAAAAATTCTTATGTTGAACAAAATCCTGATGCAGTTTCAAATGATATCTACATTGAAAAATATGTGCCTAATCGTGTTGCTCAGTTAGGTTTGGCAAATTACATGAGAATTAAATTGACTGTTCCTGGTGATCCTAATTTGTGTGCAGGCCAAGTGGTTAATTTCAACACATATGCTATTGACCCCGTTTCGTTTACACAGACAGGTTCGAACTCAACGAGACAATTGGATCCGTTTTATTCTGGTAAATATTTGGTATCTGCTGTGCGTCATGCGGTTAAAAATAACGCATATATATCTATCATAGAATTAATTAAAGATAGTGTATCAGCAGACTATCCAGAGTTTAATAATAGTGATCCAGTATTACAACAACTAGTTAGTGGTGTACAAATATAATGCGTAATAATTTTATTGGTCTTAATGGTTTTATCTGGTGGGTCGGCGTGGTTGAAAACCGTGCCGGTGATGAACTAGGTCTTGGTCGTTGCCAAATTCGAATTTTTGGTTGGCATACAGATGATACTTCAGCATTACCAACAGAGGATTTGCCATGGGCGCATCCTATGTACCCAATTAATAATTCTAAATCTTTTTCTCAACCTAAAGTAGGAGATTGGATAGTAGGTTTTTTCATGGATGGTGAATCAGGCCAATTTCCTATCATGATGGGTGTTTTACCCGGTATTCAACAGGAAGGATAATATGGCTATACCTACACTACCCTTAATCGTTGCTGTCGTTGGTGCTATCGAAAGCAATCCACCAAAACCAACTCATAGTGGAAATGCTCCTTCGGTTGGCGGACCAACAAACCCTTCTTTGGCTCGAGGCCAAATTGCCAATACTTCTATTTCTTTTTCAAATAGTAATTTGGCTCACGTTTGTGACATTTCTGGTAAAATTAAATATTCTATTGCGTGGGTTTCATTTCAAATTAAAGAAGCAATTGAAGCAATTAGAACATATGTTCAAGGTTTGTTTGCTAGTACATCTAGTTCACCTTTTGCAGATGGAGTTAGAGCAGTCATTACTGCAATTCAAGGTCAAGTTAAATTAATTCAAAAGTTAATTAAAAAGGCACAAGAAGTACAAGCACAAATTACTGGTTATATTATTCAATTACAAAAACTAATTAAATATATTGAAACTCTACCAGCAAGAATTGCTGCAATTTTGACACAATGTATTAAAGATGCTCTTTCAAGTATTAATGGTGCTATTTCAAATGCTACTGCTATTGTTAATTCACAAAAGAATGGCGGATTAAGTACTGCTTCTGCTGCAGCATTAACCGCATCAACACAATTGACAACAGCACAACAAAACAATTCAGGCACTTCTAGTGGGCCTACATTTCAGAAACCTTAGGGAATATAATGGCAGATTTATCGTGGACAGAACCGGAATCGGCAGCAAATACCGATTATCAGCCTGTTTATCCGTATAATAGTGTAACACAATCTGAATCTGGTCATTCGTTAGAATTAGACGATACGCCTGGTCGTGAGCGTGTTCGCCTACAACATGGTACCGGCAATACATTTATTGAGATGCAAGCAACCGGCGATGAGATTCATAAAATATTTGGTAATGGTTATGAAATTGTATTAAAAGATAAAAATGTTTTAATTAGTGGTAATTGTAATATTACTGTTATGGGAGATTCTGTTCTTCATGTACAAGGAGATTCTTATCAACAAGTAGACGGTACAGTATATCAAAATGTGAATGGTAATGTTAAGCAGTTAATCAACGGTGATTGTGAACAGACAGTACAAGGTGATTTTGATATCAATGCAAGCGGTGATGTAAATATTTCAGCCACACATTTAAATGTAAATGCTGATGTGGCAGTTCGTGGTGATATTACGGCAACACAAAGTGTATCGGTTAAAGGTAATATTTCTGCCGGTTTATCGGTATCAGCAATCAAAAGTGTTGAAACTTCTGGATTCATGGCAGCTGCCACAACAATTGTTGCCGGCGTATCAGTTTACGGACCAATAGTTTCTGATATGTTTGGTTCTATGGAAATGTTTAGATTAAAAGTGGACCGCCACGTTCACATCGGTAATAGAGGTTTCCCAACTTCACCACCAAGTAACGGCATAATGGAAGCATAATATGAGTGTTTACGGAAGATTAGGTTATACTAAAGGTTCTGCCGTTTTTAACGGTGCGGATCAACTCACGGCTAACACTCTTAATTTTGTAAACAATTCAAACATCAATTTAAACCAATGGCAAATTAATGATTTGTCAAATGCTACTGTTGGTGGTTACTATCAAAATCCATACAATACAAATTTAGCAACACTTGCTATTTACTTAAATGGTTTGGCAGTTCTTGCAAATACTTCAAATACGGTGTTTGCCAATACGGCAACGGCAGCTAATACATTAAGTGCAGCAATTGTAAGTGCAGAAAATTCTTTGTTTAATTTTACTGTTCATACAAACAATTTATCTGGTGTAACTCTTTCTGCTAATACTACTTTGTATCCAGATTTAGGTTCTGCTTTGGCTGTTGGCCGTCAAATATTAAATATTACCAATAAAACAGACTCAATACAAGATAATACTCCTATTATGGGCAATTTTACTAGTTTGTATATTGGTTCTGCTTTATCAAACTCTACTATTGCAATTGTAAGTGATTATGCAACTTTAAATAATAGTATTTCATTGGTAAGTGGAAACGCAACAAGTAATATTACAAACACCGCCATTAATACAATTATAACCGATGTAACAAATTTACAAACGTTAATGGATACGCAAAGAAATGGTGACATTAACTTTTATACCAATTCTTGTCAAGTTTTACAAGATTATCAAACACTTTTACAGTTTTCTAATTTGGGCGCTTCACAGAACTCGCTCATCAAATTAATTGGAACCAGTAAATTACATTCGGAGTTAGGATACTAAAATGGCATTTAATATACCATTAGACCCAACGGTAATAGCATCAGTACAAGCACAAAATCCAGGAGTTGTTACTGGTACTGGTTTGTCTGGTACTTTATACACTTATGCTCCAAATTCTGATAGTTCAATAGCTTTCCCTTCTGGTACTGCATTAATGTTTCAACAATCTACTGCACCAACGGGTTGGACTAAATCTGTCGTACATAATGACAAAGCTTTGAGAGTTGTTAATGGTTCAGTAGGTTCAGGCGGTAGCGTACCGTTTTCTTCAGCCTTTACTTCATCCGTCGGTGGAACAGTAACAGTATCAATAGGTGGAAGTACTGACCAAACAACATTATCAAATTCTCAAATTCCTTCTCACGTTCACGTTTTTGGTGCAGATGACCAAGTTGCTACACAAGGTGGATTCACTACTGTTGGTGGATTTCCATATGATGCTACTAGTACAACAAGCGGTGGCGGTGTATACTTAAATACTTATTCTACTGGAGGCGGTGGTTCACATAACCATACATATTCTGGTTCTGGTTCAGGTTCACTTGCAGTTAATTTGGCGGTGAATTATGTTGATGTTATTATTGCAATTAAAAATTGATAGGAAAATATTATGGAAATCAAACCAAAAAATTTATGTCCACAAGATAATTTTAATCCGTGTAGAGGATTAGATTGTGCATGGTTTACTCAAATGAGAGGTACGAATCCTAATACGGGTAAAGATGTTGATGAATGGGGTTGTGCTATTGCATGGTTACCAGTTTTATTGGTAGAAAATAGTCAACAACAAAGACATACAGGTGCAGCCGTTGAATCTTTTAGAAATGAAATGGTTAAAAACAATGAAGTTGGACAAAAAGTACTTTTGGCGGCAGCAGGAATAACACCAACTCAAAAAACTTTAATAATGGATAACAGAGAATGAAATTATCAATAATTAGAGAAGATGGTGCAGTTTATCAAGATGGAGTTGCACACTTAAATTTAAATTTATCTTATATTCCATCAAATATTCATGCTTTACAATGGAACAATGATAAAGGTTGGATAGAATATTCACAAGATTCTGATGGTAACAAACAAGCAAACGAAAGTATCAATGTATTGCCTGAATGGGCAAATTCTGCTATTACTTCTTGGGTATCAGCAAATTCAATAAACTATTCAGCAAATACAGCAAACACTTAAAATGGAAAATCTAAAAATTACGATCCGGCCCCGAAATGTTCCTGACGTAAACCTAGAGTTCCTTACGCAATTTTACTCCGAGGCGTAATAAATAAAGAATGGCAACAACAAATTACATCTACTCAGACCTAGATATGACCTTTCTCCCATCACCGGCGACAGGTGATGTATCAATGAAGTACAACGAACAGGCGGTCATTCGTTCTATTCGTAATCTATTATCAACCAATCTATATGAGAGATTATTTCAACCAGAGATTGGAAGTACATTAAATACACTATTATTTGAACAGGTTACATCGTTAACCGCTACTTTGATTGAAAATGAGATTGTTCGTATGATTAAAAACTACGAACCAAGGGCTAGAATTAGTCAATTAAATGTGACTGCCTTACCTGATAGTAATCAATTCAACGTGGCTTTATATGTTTTTATTGGTAATCAGACGACACCAACAGCTATTAATCTATTATTACAGAGGACCAGATAATGGCCGCAAATACGACTACCCAATTAGTAAATCTTGATTTTGATTCTTTAAAGAGTAATTTTATTACCTTTTTAAAGGGCCAAAACACTTTCCAAGACTATAATTTTGAAGGTTCAGCAATGAACCAGTTGATTGATGTTCTGACTTACAATACACAGTACAATGCCTACTATTTAAATATGGTGGCCAACGAAATGTTCTTGGATTCTGCCACACAAAGAAGTTCTGTTGTATCTCAAGCAAAATTATTAAATTATACTCCAATTTCTGCTATTGCACCTACTGCAACAGTTAATGTAACATTTACTCATGTTTCTGCCAATTCTTTGACATTACCTGCTTATCAAACATTTAGTTCATCAGCAATTAATGGCGTAAACTATACTTTTGTTAATCCAGATTCTTATACAGTCAATGTTACCAATAATACTGCTGTATTTCCTAATGTACAAATCAAACAAGGTGTATACGCCACATATCGTTTTAATGTGAGTTCTGCAACAAATCCAAATTACATCTTTGAAATTCCTGATAATGCTATCGATACAACTAGTTTACAGGTAATTGTACAGACATCTTCTTCAAATTCTTCATATACCATTTATAATCAGGCGATGCCTTCTGATTACTTAACATTAAATTCTTCTTCACAAGTTTATTTTCTACAAGAAGCATTGAATGGCAATTATCAAATCTATTTTGGTGATGGAATCTTAGGACAACAATTAACTGATGGCAATATTGTAATTGTTAATTATGTCTCAACAGAAGGTACTGCGGCTGCGGGCGCCAACTCATTTGTATTGTTGAATAATGTTTCTGGTTATTCTCCATCTTCAGTAACTTCAATTGCTGCGGCATCAGCCGGTTCAAATAAAGAGTCTATTGATTCTATTAAGTTTCAAGCACCTAAAGCCTTTGCTGCACAAGGTCGTGCTGTTAGTAAAAACGATTACATTACTGCCATTCAGCAGAATAATCAAGGTTTCTCATTTGATGCTGTAAACGTATGGGGTGGTGAAGAAAATAATCCACCAGTATTTGGTCAAGTATTTGTTTGTTTAAAACCCACAGGTTCATATAATTTAACTGTTGCACAGAAAAATGAAATCATTAACAATATTGTTAAACCTATTTCTGTATTGACTGTAACTCCTACTATTGTTGATCCTGATTATACTTACATTAAACTTGGTGTTAATGTTTTGTATGATCCAAATAAAACAATTTTAACTTCTTCTCAATTACAAACAGGTGTAACATCTGCAATTCAAGCTTTTGCTAAAGCAACATTAAATACTTTTAATTCTACATTTAATGCTTATGATTTATTGAGTACTGTTCAAAATTATGACCAGTCTATTGTTACATCAGAATATACACTTCAATTACAAAAGAAATTCTTTCCAAATTTAACCACACCAACATCTTATACATTGTCGTATAATGTGCCTTTACAACGTGGCACCTTTGGTAGTGGTATTACTAGTTCACCTGCTCTACAATATATTGATTCTTCAAACACATCTAATATTATTGATGGTGTATACCTTGAAGAAATTCCTACACAAACATTTGGTGTTGATACTATCTCTGTTGTCAATCCCGGTTTTAATTATACAACAGCACCAATTGTAAATATTAATGGTGATGGTACTGGCGCAACTGCGGTTGCAGTTCTTTCTGGCGGTACAATTCAAAGTATTATTGTAACTAATTCAGGTAATAATTATACTTCTGCTGTTGCTACAATTACTCCTGCTGAGGGTGATACAACAGGCCAAGGTGCTTCTGTAAACGTCAATTTACAAGGTCGTTATGGTACATTAAGAAGTTATTATTTTAATCCAAAAAATGCCAAGACTATTTTAAACAGTAATGTTGGAACAATTGATTATACTAATGGCGTTATTACTTTAACTGGATTTAATCCTTATAATGTTGATAATCCATTAGGACAATTTGCGGTTACAGTAACGCCAAAAACTTCGATTATTTCATCGACATTTAGCGGCATTATTACAGTTGATGAATTTGATCCTAATGCAATCGCTGTGTCCGTAACTGCAAAAAGTTAATTAGATGTTACTCAGTAATCAAAAAACTTCACTACTAGTACCAACACAACTTCCTGCGTACATTCGGGAAGATCCTAACTATGCCAATTTTGTATTGTTCTTACAGGCATATTACGAATGGTTGGAACAACAAGATAATATCACCGATGTATCTAAGAATATATTAACTTATAAAGATATTGATTCTTTAGAAGCGGCCAATGTTGCCGTGAATGGTACAAGCAATGTTGTTGAACAATTCATTGATTACTTTCAAAATGAATTTTTATCTTATTTCCCTACCGATATTCTAGCAAATCAAACTGAAGTTATCAAACTTGCTAGACAATTATATCAATCAAAAGGTACACCTTCTTCATATAAGTTTTTATTCCGTATTCTTTATAATACTGATGTTGATTTCTTTAATACGAAAGATGCTGTACTAAAGGCTTCTGCCGGTACTTGGTATGTACCAAAAAGTCTTTTGGTTGGTTCGGTTATATCTTCAGATATTTCTTACTGGTCCAATTTAAATGGCCGTAGAATTTTTGGTGCCACATCAAAATCGATGGCCGTAATTGAAAATACAGTTATTACTCCTAATCAACAAATAGAAGTATTCATTTCAAATATTGAAAGAGAATTTGAATCTGGTGAAGTAGTTTATATTGTTGATAACAATAACCAAAATATTCTTGATGGCAATGGAAGTCCGCTTGTTGGCCAAATCGTTGGTCAATTAACACAAATCTCAATTAATCCAAATTATAGAGGATTATATTATGCCGCAGGCAATCCAGTTATTGTCTATGGCGGATTACTTTCTCAAAGTAGTGTAGGTGCTACGGCTTCTGTTGCTAACGTAACGGCAGGTTCGATTCAATCAATTAATACTGTTAATGGTGGTTATGGTTATACCATTTCAAATACATTAATTGGTATTACCAATGGCGGTGGTGCCGTGGCCAATGTGTATAGTGTCAATTCAGCACCTAGCGTTGTTGGTACAGTCAGTTTTCTTCCTGAAGATTCTCTTTTGTATATTACACCAGGAAGTGGACCAACAATTGGTAACACAACCTATTCATTCTTTTCAAATAATAGTATAGCAAACGCCAATACAACATTGGCAAACACATTTAACTTTGCTTCATTCTTAACCTATCCAATAGCATCTTTAAGTATTCAGTCACCAGGTAGTGGAATTACAGTTCAGCCAACTATCTCAGCTGAATCAACATATCCAACAACAAGTTCAACTGTAAACGATTTGTCTTTTATGGGTATTTTGGCACCATTACAAATTATTAATGGTGGTGTAGGTTATGTTGCAAATGATACAATTAAAATCATTGGTGGTTCTGGTTATGGTGCTTATGCAAACGTAATTACTGTAAATTCTACGGGTTCTATTACTAACGTTGCGTATGTTTATCCTGTTTCTGATACACCACACCATTTCCCATTAGGCGGTATGGGTTATCGTACTAACTTATTACCAACAATTAATATTGCTTCAGCAAATGCTAGTGCAACAGGTGCAGTATTAAGTTTACCTGGAATATTAGGAACTGGTGCATCGTTCTACTCAACTACTGACCGTGCGGGTGCAGTTTCATCGATTACTGTTAATTATGTTGGTAACGATTACGTTGCAACACCTAATGTTTCTTTAACTGTACAAGATTTATTGGTAACAGGATTAGTTCCTGCCACAATTCCTGCCTCAGGCACAGTCATATACCAAGGCAATTCTTTAGCTGGTGCAAGCTATTCTTCTACTGTATACTCAACAACAGTATATCAAGGATTTACCAATCCTTTGAATACAATTTATACAATGAGAGTATACAATTATAGTTCTCAGCCTAATCCTTATTCAACCATTAAAATTAGTGGTTCTACAAATTCATTCAATCTTTCATCGATTGCCGCAAACGTAATCAATTATGGTGATGGTACGGCAAGGGCAACTGCCACATTCCTTAAAGGAATTATAACTGGTGTTGGTCAGTATTTGGATAGTTCTGGTCAGTTAAGTTCTTATGATGTAATTCAAAGTGAACAATACAATAATTACACATATGAAATTACACTAGAAAAAGAGATTGCAAAGTATAAAAATACATTATTAAATTTATTACACCCAGCAGGTACTCAAGTTTTAGGTCGATATGCCTTAAAATCTAATAACAATTATGAGTTATCCGTTTCTGATGCCTTATTTACTGGACTGCCATTAAGTTATTATACAGGTACTACTGATTCAAGCGTATCTTTATCTGGTACTTTTGCTCAACCAAGTACCAATGTTATTAATTTCAATAACTTGTTTGGTGCCGAACTAGATACTTTCATATTTGCTAATAGTGTTATTAGAATAACATCCACTTATGGTGATGAAATCACAGCAAATGTGGCCTATATTGCTCCAGGTCCAGCAGATGATTTATTTGCATTAACTGGTTCAGAGGACCTTTTAGCTGAAACCGGTTCTGAAGATTTCATGTTAGAAAATGACGGTACTTATATCACCGTTCACGATAATATTTGGATGGCCTTTGCTAATGTAGCTTATGCTAGTGCAAATGCTGGTAGTAACAAGATAAATATAATATCATTGACAGGTTCTTTTAATATTGTAAATAATGGTAATTATACTAACCCTGCCAATCCATTATTAGACATTAT